TAAATGTAGCCATTGGAGCTGTCATCTGTGTTTTTAATTGAAGTTTCTCCAACTCTGTGATAAACCTCACAAACAACAACTCTGCTGTCGGGATAAGCTGGAGCTGTTGGAGTTGCGCTTTCTGTGCCTGTGATTGTTTCCAAAGTGCCGTCTGATTTAACACAAACTAAGTCAATTCTTGGATTGGCGCTTGGAGCTGTAAAAGCTGAAGTATTGCCTCCAGCATAATCAACCCTAACATTTCCAAAATAAGCCAATCCTGCGCTAATCTTTAGCGTCATATTTGGCGACGACTGAGCTTCAGCAATGAAACTTGCTGCGGCCGCTGCGTCATCTCGTAAATTGTTATACTGGCTGATTGTCCCATTATCGCCAGCTGCAACTGCGCTTGATTTCATATTTTTATTATACCATTAAGCAATTATTTTGTAAGTGTGAAAATCAACTGTAAGTAATTTCGTAATCAATTGTCGTGTCCTCTCCCGTGCCTTTAACATAACCGCCGCTAATAATAGCGCGAGAAAACATTTGATTGACTGCAAAAAGTCCAAATTCATTATAAGTCCCGTCTGTCAAATCAGTGTCGGAAATAAAGAAACTCAAAGTCAAAATGTTATAAGCTGCTCCTGATATTGCAAAAGACGCAACACTGTTTATTGTTGCGACTGCTGTTTCCAAATCTGTGTCGCTATCTGCGGCCGCTGTCGTGCCAGTGCCGATTTTTGCTTTTGTTATTGCTATTGGATAAGTCGTCAGTCCAGCTAAAGCTTGCAAAATAAGATTTCTGCCATAACCATTGCTGCTGACAACTTTGTTATTTATCCAATCGCTCTCACGCAACAATTCTTTTGTGCCTGCTTTATATGTTTTGATTTTAAAGCGTCCTTTTGGCTTACAATTTTCTTTGATTGTTTTTTGCATAGTTTTAGAAATCTCCCCTTTGATTTTGATAAAGAGTTTTTATAAATTGATTATTGTAAACAGAAGTATCAAAAATTATGTTATCCATTTTGCCATTTGCAATGTTGTTTGGTGGTGATGTTGTTTGTCTAAAAAATGTTGCTACTTTCCAACTATCACCATAACCAAAAAATGAATTTCCATAATCAGTAAAGAAAACGCTACTTGGTGCGACTTTCCCATTTATATACATAATTGGCCTTGAAGTTGACCCGTCCCCAGCAAAACAAACAAAATAATCTTTTGCGTCATAAAAAACTTGTGCATCTGACAATTGTCCTCCTGTCAGCCCTGAATTTGGCCTATAATTCCAAAGTAATCGCCCATCTATACCACCATAAGAATATATCTCTAATGTGCCAAAAGATGCGTTTGCTGATGTAGTTGACCTACAAACAAATGTGCCATAAACACTATTTACTCCATTTGGCCTAAACCAAAAAGCAATTGTGCCACCACTTCCAAAAGACCCCATTGACCCAATTGAAAAATAGCTTGTGTTTCCGTTGAATAATCCTCCTTGCTTATTCTTAAAATTGGCATAACTCATATTGCTATCTGTGCCATTATAAGAATTACCAGAATAATCAGTGCTGTCGCCCTCCAATTTGTAGTAAGCTTTTAGTGCCATTTTATTTTTTTAAGAAATAACTTTTTATTTTCTGATAAATTTCAAGAAATTGTTGAAGTGAGCCAGCTTCATAAAACTTCTGAGCTGTCAAATCAGTGTCGCCGTGCCACTCCTCTGTCCCTGCAAAAAGTTTTTTCCAATCCTCTAAAGACAAATCGCATTTATATCCGTCAGCTTTAGCTTGAGTAATAAGCGAGTTGATAAAGTTAGTCTGTGCTGTTTGTGCACTTTGAATTTGATTTGTGTTTTCTTGCTCTTTTAATAATATGTCGGCTTGCAAGCTTTCAAAAAATTTAACTATTTCAACAAGTTTTTGAGCTTGTGTTTTTCCAGCTAATTGCAAACTTTTTATTTTTTCAATGTCATTGTAAAACATATTTTAGGATTTTATTTTAGACTGCGTCCCATAAATCGTCGGGAGCATAAAACATAAGCACAACCAAATCGCTTGCTTTGTTAGTCGCTCCAGCACTTGCAGGCGTCCTTAATGTTATTGCCGTCCCTCCAGTGATAGGATTGTTTTGACTTGGCACGCTATTTAAAACACTCGCATTTGTGCTAAATGTTGGAGCTGTGCCAAAGATAGCATTTGCCCCGTTGTAAATGTTATAAGTCAAGTCTGCTCCTGCTCCGACTGCTGCTGTTTCAACATAAGCAGCACAAGCTAAAATATACCAATCTTGATTTGTCAAATTTCTGTAATGTTTTCCGACTGGATTTGAGCCGTCAGCAACTTGCTCTCCTGCAATATACCAATCAGCAATTCTTACAATTTCATAAAGAGAAATCCTGAAGCTGTCCAAATTGGCGTCCGTTGAGCCTGCGCCTGAAGCTGCCACTGCGTCGCCATAAAGATTGATTGTGATTGTAGTGCTTGAAGCTGTGGCGTTTCTGACAAAAGCTCTTTTTGTTGCGCTGTCATCTCCATTTCTCCACCTTAAAAGCCTCCCAATAATACTATTGGCAACAATTGTCGCAATAGCTGCGCTGGCTGCTGTGTAAGTAATAACATAATCACTCGTCCTTGAAACAGTGAAAACGTCTGACCAAACTCTTTGTGTTGGCATTGTTGTTGTGCCACCGCTGCTTGCGTCGCCCCACTCGGGAGCTGTTGCGCCACTATTCATTTTTAAAACTTGAGCAGCACTTCCTTTGGCAAGTCTTGTTGGAGCTCCGCTTGCTCCTCCGTAAATAATATCTCCAGCAGCGCTCATTGGATTTACCATTTTTGTATCAGCATAAGCTTTAGTCGCTTTTTGTGAAGCAACTTTTGTGTCTGAATTGGCCGTCAATCCTGTGTCTGTGTCTAAATACGAAATCGGCAATTGCTGGACGTTATCAACATTAGCAAGACCGACTTGAGTTTTAGTCGTTGCGTGTGGATTTGCTGTGTCAGCCTTGTGAGCATACAATTCCGTGAAGTTGTCATTTATTTTTCCGCGACTTGTGCTTTCTAACGGGTCAGTCGCATTGATTGTTTGTTGTGCCATACTTTGTTTAATTTGATTATAACATTTTTACGCAACCCAAGTAAAAAAATTCCATTTAATAAGCGGGCTTCCTGTGCTCCATTTGTAAGGAGGAGAAGTTGGCGTGCCAGCTGAAACGGCGTCGCTTGACGAAAAGCTGTCTGTTAAATTAACAATTGTTTCAAGAGCTTCGTCCTCATTTTCATTTGTTTCAATGTCCCTGCGATTAAGCAAATCTTGTAAGAAATCAACAAGCTCATAAGTCTTAGTGCTTACCAAGCTTACGTCATATCTTACAACGTCTTTTCCCTCTAAAGATATTGAAATTTTGTTGATTATGTAATAAGCGTCAACGTCCCTGATTATGCTTTGAATTCTTATTCTTTGGCCAACTTCAAGCCCGTGCTCATAAGTTGTAAAATTGGCCTCTGCTAAGCTTGCTTGATAACTATTGAGCTCAGCCAAAGCCCTTTCGCGAGCTCCGTCTTTATTTTTAATAGTTTTATCAACAATCCTGAATTGTCTTTCTCCATATTCCAAAACGCTTGCGTCATTTTGTCTTGCGATAAGCACTGGCACATAAGGATTTCCAGTCCAGCTGACAACGTCTGAAGCGCTTGGCTTATTATCACTTCTAAATTTAATTGTTTTTTGTTGAAAGTTGAAAAGACAATCATAACTTGCTGGGTCATCAATAAAATCAATTCCGACTGTTTGTGAAGTCCCCCCGACAGAAACAGTTAAATTTGAGTATTTATAAGGCAAAAGGAAAGTTGTCTGCGAGCCGTCAGCGACAACAGACCTTGTTTCAGAAGCGGCCGCGTATTCAGCGCCTCTAACAAAAATGCTGTTTTTTATTTGCGTCCCGTCCTCTCTAATAATTAAACTGCTTTGCTCATAATTGTCAGTCGTATCTCCTAAGTTGAAAGGAGCTGTTTTTTCCGTCCGACTAAAAAACCAAATTGTCTTATTGGCGTCAACAAACCAATTGTAATTTGTTAAATCAGCAAGCCTTTGCAAACATTTTGAAATTGGCTCGTAATCAAAGGCAATATAACTTATGATTGTTGAGCAAGAAACTCCTCCTAAGTCAAAGCCTGTTAAGTATTTTGTGTTTAAATCGTCAATAATATCATTGACGCTTTCGTTTTCATAAATTTCAACGGCAAGCTTTCCGTCAAGCAAGTGCGTGTAGTCTTTGCAAGTTATCGTATAAATGTTTTGCAATTTTTCACAAGATTGCTCAATTTCAACAATCTGTCCAGCAAAAAGTTTTGGATTTGCAAAGTCCTCCCAAGCAATACCCGTATAATCAAACCAAGTATTTGCTCCCAAATCCTGCCAAGTGTCATTTAGTCCGTCATTGATTGTAATAACAACGTCTTGCAAAATAGTCGGCTTGCTTGGAGGATTAACCAAAACAAAACGGCAAGTGTCAACTTGATTTGTCAGGATTTTATCAACACTGACGCTTTTCTGTCTAATATAAGTGCTTAAATCAACCCCGTTGACTGTTATTATCATATTGACGTTTGAAGCTTCAATTTTTTAATAATAAGATTGCTGAAATCGTCAGCAGCATTTTTATCCAAATAATATCCCCCATTTATATTGATTGTAATGTTTCCATTTCCAATCTTTTCATTTGGAGAAATAAACCCGCTCACGCTTGGAGTAAATAATTCTGCCCCGCGCTCTCCAACAAGATAAGTGCTCCCAGCTAAAACCTGACCGCCGTCAGCCCTCTTTCCACTAATTGACGAAATCGTGCTTGAAATGCCTTTTCCAACTGAGCTGGCTGCGTTTTTAATTCCATTGATAACCCTGTTTATTCCGTCCAAAAGGGATTGAATTTTATCCATTATCCAATTATAAACTTGCGAGAAAATATCTTTTATTCCTTGCCAAACTTTATTCCAAGCGTCGCCTAAGCTTTGTATTGCAACAATCACGTTGAAAGTTATTGTTTCAACGAGCCAAGTCAAACCTTTAATCAACAAATTGATTATTTGAATTGCGACTTTAATTGTTTCAATAATAAAGCCAAGCGATTGCACAAAAACAACAATTGCTGCAACAAGTGTCGCTCCAATAATCTGACCTAAGAATTGCAAGACTTGTGTTAAGGCTGGCTCAAGTAAAACTAACAACTCCGAGAAAGCTTGCCATAATCCTTGTAATTGTTGCCAAAGATAGTTTATTGAAATTGAAATGAAGTTAAAGACTGGCTGGCCTTGCGTATTCCACCAATCTGACAAAGCCTTGAAAGCAACTTCAACAACTGAAATTGCTCCCTCAAGCAAGGGGAGTATGGCTAAAGTTAGTTTTGTTAAAATAGGCAATAATTTTTCCCCGATAGTTTCCAAAACATTTTGAGAAGCAACATTGAAAGCTTGCATTGCCCCAGCATAAGTCTGAGAAAAGGCTTGCGCCTGACCGCCAACTTTTGCTTGCAAATCAGCAAGCGCTTCCATAGGATTTGCTGTTTCTTTAATGTCAATGCCGTATTGTTTTAAGATTTTTCCATTGCCCGATAAGACCATACCAACCATTTGAGTTGCTTGCGTCAATCCAATGTTTTTTGCTCTCGCCAAATCCATTGCTAAAGCATTGAGTTTTTGTGCTTGGCTCAAATCGTTTGTCCTTTGTAAAAGATAAGCGACTGAATTAGCTGTTTCCTCATCATCAAATCCAAGCTTTACAGAAGCTTGCGCCATTTTCAAAATACTATCTCTTGCCTTTAATCCACTTGCTCCGATATTTTTAAGAGTTGCGTCAAAACGTGCCATTTCAACTTCTGCGTCAGCTGCCGCCTTAACGGATAAAGCAGCGAAACCAGCAACGGCCGCTCCAGCAATCATAAAACTTTTTCCAGCAGCACTGGCAATTGCCTGAAAATCAACACTGCCTTTTTTGGCAACATCTTTTATAACTTTGCTGGCTTCATCTTTTGCTTTTAATATAATTTGCAATTCTTTATCCATAGTTTTTTATTGTCTTGATTGTCTTTTTTGTAAGTCATTTCTTGCTTCAAGATATGCAACAAGCCAATCAATATACTCAGCATTTTCAGAAAAGACGGCACTTGGCAAGCACTTGTATTCAAAACAAATCGTGCTTACAATCAATGCCGTCTTTGCTTCAGGGCTTAAATTTTCCCTCTTAAAAACAATCGCTTCTTTTATTTCTTGCAATGTCGTCAGGTGCTTTTTTTTTCAAAAATTGGCAACTTCTGAATTTCAGAAATTAAGAAATCAATGTCGCTTGCGTCAATGTCGTCAAAAAGTTTTTCTTTTGAAACTTCTTGTCCGTTTTCGTCAGAAACTTTATAAACAATCGCTTCAACAATTGATTTTTGCATTTCAATTCCTTGCTCAATTGTTAGCTCTTGCTCAAATTTCTTAATGAATTCTCCCTCTGTGGCGACAATCTTTTCCTTTCCTGAAAACAACTTTGCAAATTCACTTCTTGCTTTGAAGCTAAGAAAGGCTTTGTATTCAATTTTCCAATGGCTTATTGGCAACTCAATGCTGTTGTATGTCATAAATCAATTTTAAATTGTGGCTTCTGTGTTTGTAATAACTGCTGAAATCGCCTTTGTGTCAGCAATGCTGTAATACCCCTTAAATTCAATTGTTTCTTTTATTAAATCATTAAGACCAATGTCCTCTTTGTAAGTGTTGAATTTAACGTTGGCCAAAACAATATCAATTTTAGGGTGTGAGGTGCTTCCAATAGTTGTGGCTGTGTCCTCAGCAATTAACTCCATTGCTTTTGCTGTGCCAGCTGTGAATAAATCTCTCCAAGTTGTGTCGCTTTCAATCACTTCAATTGTGCCTTTGATTTCAACTTGCTTGTTATTGATAAAGCAAGGCTCATCACTTGTTAAAGCGAAATTGGCTTCAACATTTTTGTTTACTTCAAGGCTAAATCTTTGCACACAAAGATTTGAAGCAGCGGCTAAGCCAGCAACGTTTGCGGCTGTTTTTAAAGAAATTGTTTTTGGCACGAAAACATTTTCCTCAGCAAAAGAAGCTGAAAGACCTGTTGTCGTGGCTTCCATTTTTCCAATTGCTTCAACTGTGTATTTGAAATAATCATCAACCAAAGCTTCCAAGACAGTTTTGTTGGCTAAACAATAAGGAATTTGTTTTTGCAAGTTGCTGTCATAATGGCTGATTGTAAAGCTCGGGTGCTCGTTAGTGTTGAGCATTGTTAAGGTGTGCTCATAAACGGCGCTCTCTCCGCTCTTTGTGGCTGAGCTAACTGCTCCAAAGGTAAGATAACCAATCAAACCAATGGCTTTGTCTGTAATGTAGCCTCCAAATTTAGGAGTTGACCATTTTTGGACAATGCTTGCGCCGTTGCTGTCCTCAATTCTCCCAATTGCTCCCTCTTTGTCTTTAACATTGATTTGAGGAGCAGGGTCAAATTCTGTTAAATGAAGCCAGTAAGCAGGGACAACTGCTGTGCCCTTTACTGTTTCTTTTGCAATGCCGACTTTTCTAAGTCGTCCAATTTGTTTGCTCATAGAGTTTTATTTATTATTTGTTTTAATTTTTCTTGTGCTTCGGCCATATTTGAGGCCTCTATTGTTAAATTATAGTCAGGGAAAAAAAACTTTTCACAATGATTTTTCTCAGACTTATCGCTGTCAGGCTTAATTTGCTTGTCCTCAACTTCATTTTTTCTTTTCATAACGGATTTAATTTTGAGCACGTAATTTTAATAAAAGCTCCTCTCATCATAATTTCTCTGTCAGAATAAAATTTTGTTGCGCTCAATTCCATTTTATCAATAACGCCCCCTAATGTAAAATCCTGTTGCAATGATTGCATAACTTCAACTAACGCGTCATCAATAATTGTTTCTGTTTGACTGGCTGTTTTAAGACCTTTGTCAACGTCGCCTCGCTCTTGCCAAATCTTTAATTCAAAGACGTAAGTTTCAGCGTCCGAGCAAGTGTCGCCATATTTGGCATAGTATTCTTGCCCCGTGATTGTAATTGCTGGATAACCTCCGAGCTCGCCTTTTTCATAGCCAAAAATAAAGTTTGTGTTTACTTTTGTTAGCCCTTGCAATTTGCTAATTATTGCTGCTTTAGCAGCTGAGAAATAATCAATCATAATTTTTCGTGTATTTCATTTAAAGCTTCAAAAAACTTTTTATCAATAAAAGGGCTGACTTTAGAAACTGTCCTCGCGACGAAAGGATTTGCTTTCGTGCCAGTGTGCATAACTTGCTTTCCAAAAATTGCATAACCCTTGTAAGTGTGTCCAGTCCAGCCTTTGACCTGAGAAAGGGGAGCAGCTAAAACTTGTCTGCGCCTAACTCTGATAACGTGTGGCCTTGTCCCGCTTTCAACATATCCAGCATAGGGAGCTTTCGGATATACCTTGCCTTGTATTGGCTGATATTCTGTCGTGATTGTCCTTATCAAATTGCTCGTTTTGTGTGGCGCTTCTTGCTTCTCAATTCTCGCAATTTCAATAAGGCAACTTTTAAGCGACTTTTCCAAAATTGGAGCAATAATCTGAGGGCTTTTGTTAAAAGCTTCCAACATTTCGTCAAGACCTTTAATTTCAATTTCATAAGGCATTTTTTCAGTTATTCATTTTTTCAATAACGCAACGCTTATAAGTAATGGAAAAAAGTCTGTCGGGATTTTTAAGACCTTTTACAATGTAATTGACCCCGTTGAAAACAACTTTGTCCCCAATTTTTATGTCGCTGTCAGCTTCACACATCAAAACAAAGTCTTGAGCCAATACTCCGTCAGACAAAAAAGCTTCAGTCGGATTTGCGTTTAAAATGCAACCATAAATTGTCGC